ATACACAACACTAGAAGAGAATGTAGATGAAGACAGTTGTTCGATATACTTAGTAGCTGACCACCAAATTCCTCTAACCCCTGCTAGTGAAAAAAGAGATTCTTACGATGAGAATCCTACTAAATCAAATCAATTCAAAGGTAATCAAATACTATTCAACGCTGATAGAGTCTACCTAAATGCAAAACAGGAAGATATTCAACTATCAAGTTTCAAGTCAATAGGATTGAATACAGAAGGTTCAATCAATATAGATGGTTCATCCTACCTGTGCTTAGATGCTCCTAAAATGTTTTTAGGAAAAAAAGCTAGAACATCAACAGATAATAATAGAGAACCTGTATTACTTGGAAATCAGACAGAAGCATTTCTGGAAAATGTTCTAAACCTATTACAGGGAATGGCTAAGGATATGGCAAGAGCAAAAACAATTAAAGGACACCCTATTCCGAGTATTAATAAAAGAGGGAAACAAGCACAACCAGTCATACGTCAGTTAAAAAACCTAATTAACCCTAACGGGCAATCCCAACTGAAGTCTAAAAAAGTATTTACAGAATAATGGCTTTATCATCACAAATATCAGCTATAGTAGCAGGTCAGATAGGTAGTATCGAAGGAGAACTAGAAGCTAAAATACAGCTTGAAGCTAATAAAATGTTAGGGAAGTTCTCAAACCAATGCCCAGATAGTAAAGCATTGGTAGGAATAATTAACACAAAGAATAACCTACTATCAGGAGTAAACAACTTTCAAAAAAGATCCAATAAATTTCTTAAATTAGCAAGAAACTTAAGAAGGGCGATTAGAGCAGCAAAAGCTATACTAAGGTTCCTTAAAGTAAATCCTACACCAGTCGCTACTGGAATACCACCAAGTGATTATGGAGGATTAATATCAGCTAAAACAGCTGGAAATTTAACATCTTTAGCAGACAGGCTTTACAATATACGGCGCTTACTAGAAAATTTAGACGGAGATGTTTCTTCTATAGAAGACTTAGTAGCAGGAGTAGGACCGAGTTTAAGCAATATTAAAGAGGTTCTCTCCAATGTAAATGATAAAGCAGAACAGTGTATAGAGGATTTATCATCTGGTATGAAAACAGATGAAGAAAAGAAAGCGTTAAGAGAATTACTAGATAAAATACAACCTCTAGAGAATACCGGCTCAGAAGGAACTCCTAATGAGGACTACCTTTTTAAATCGGATTCAGGTAAAGCCTATAAGCTTGCAATAATAGAAGATACTAAAGGAGATGGACCTGTTCCAAGAAGATTAGCTGTAGCAAAAGATAACCTAGGTGTAATAGTACTTAGAGGACAGCCATCATTTAGCTCCGATACAGCAGTACTCCTCGCAGAATTAAAATTTAGAATAAACAACCAACTTCCATAAACTAACTATTTATAATTATGAAACTCGATCAATTAAGAAACATCATACGAGAAGAAGTCAGATCAGCTGTTAAGGAAGAGTTACAAGAAGTAATGAACGAAGCAGTTAAAGCAGCAAGTACACCAACATTTACTGCTGCTCCAGGTAAGGCAATTCAAGTAGAAAAACAAACACCTACATCAACTAATCCATTAATGGAGATGTTAGAGCAGACAAAAGCAAGTATGTCACCTGAAGAATATAAAAATATATACGCAGGAACATCAGATATGGTTCAAAAACCTAATTTTGCAACATCTATGGCTAACCAAATGGGAATGACACATTCTAACGGTAAAGCTCCAGGCTTAGATATATCTAAGTTTGATTTTGTACAAAAAGCAGGTTCAGTTTATAATAAGTCTATAGAGAAAGATAAGCAAAAACACGGAGTAGCATAATTATGGCATTTAATAGCAGAAGAATTAATCCATTAGATTTACAACCAAGAAAAGCGATAGGAGTATCCCTACCTCTATCAGGACAAGCTGTATTTAATTCAACATACGTTACAAAAGACGCTATTAGAACAAACCTAATTAACTACTTTCTTACAGGGCAAGGAGAACGGTATATGAACCCAAGCTTCGGAACAATACTTAGGAACTTAATGTTCGAAAATATAAACCAAGGAATGGTGGATAGAATTAAAAATACAGTTAGAGCTGGGTTATCTGAATATTTTCCAACAGTAGTACCTGTAGATTTTAGAGTTGAAGCTGAACCAGATTCAAACATAGTTACGTTATTACTTAAATATGCTATCCAGAATACAAACATTGAAGATGAGGTAGTAATAAATTTTGAACAATAATGGCAGAAATTAGAGATATAAAATACGTAGCAAGAGAGTTTTCGGATTATAAGCAAGAATTAGTAGAGTTTGCGAAAAACTACTTTCCAGACTCATACAACGATTTCTCACCAACATCACCTGGAATGATGTTTATAGAAATGGCTGCCTATGTTGGAGATATCCTTTCATTCTATCAAGACACCCAACTTCAAGAAACTTTCCTACAATACGCTAAAGAACCTGGTAACCTATACTCAATGGCTTATATGATGGGATATAGACCTAAAGTGACTAATGCCTCAGAGGTAGAATTAACAGTATCTCAAAACATCGGTGCAAATCCTACAACAAACGAACCAAATTGGGACCAGGCACTAGTAGTTAGCGAAAACACAACAATAACTTCAACCGCTAAAGGACGAGCAAATTTCTTTATAGAAAATAAAATTGATTTTAATTTTTCTAGTTCCTACGATCCTACTGATATTGTAATAAGTCAAATTACTGCAGGAATACCATCAGAATTTACTTTATCAAAAAAAGTAAAAGCTTTTTCAGGAACAGTCAGGTCAACATCTCAAACGTTTTCAACAGCAGAGAAGTTTACAACAATAACGATAGAAGATTCAAATATTATTGGAGTATTGGATATTACAGACGATACTAGTGATGATATGACTACATGGTATGAAGTACCATATTTAGGACAAGATAGTGTGTTCATAGAACAAACAAATATAAACTCAGACATAGATAAAGTCCCTAACTCTATACTATTACAGAAGGTTCCTAAGAGGTTTGTATCTAGGTTTAATTCCAATGGCCACTTAGAAATACAATTCGGTGCAGGAACAGTAGGAGCAGATGATAATACATTTACACCAGACCCTACTAATGTAGGAATGGGAACTTTACAAGGAATATCAACAATAGATAGAGCATACGATCCATCTAACTTTCTATACACCGGTACATACGGATTAGCACCTTCTAATACAACCTTAACAATAAGATACATAGTAGGAGGAGGGGTTGAAGCTAACGTACCTGCTAATACATTAACAGGATATAACGCAACAGTAACAGCAGTTGATAATGAATATGAATCAACTTTAAGCTTTAATAACTTACTTGCAGCTACAGGTGGAAAAGATGGCGATACAATCGAAGAAATACGTCAAAACACTCTTAGAGCATTTTCAGAGCAAAAAAGAACCGTGACCCTTCAAGATTATACTGTTAGAGCACTCTCTTTAGACCCTAAGTTTGGTACTATAGCTAAAGCATTCGTAACACACGATGAACTAAACAGCACAAAATCCTCAACAGATTCAATTATAGACAGTAATCCATTAGCGTTATCTCTGTACGTTCTAGCATACAACAACGATAAACACTTAATTACAGCAACTGAAACACTAAAAAATAACTTAAAGACGTATATGGCATATTATATGCCGTTAACAGATGCACTGAATATAAAAGATGCATTTGTAGTAAACATAGGAGTTAATTTTGACATACTAGTAAGACCTAATTTTAATAGTAGGGACGTACTCCTAAAGTGTAATAATGCACTTCAAGACTTCTTTAAGATAACTAAATGGAACATAAATCAACCTATTAACGTATCTACAATATACAGCTTATTAGATAAGGTAACAGGTGTACAGACAGTTAGTAAGGTAGAAGTAGTAAACAAACAAGGAGGTAAATACTCAGAGTACGCTTACGATATAAAAGGAGCAACTAGAAATAACGTTATATATCCATCGTACGATACAATGATATTTGAATTAAAATATGCGAACGAAGATATAAAAGGAAGAACAACAGTATTATAATATGGCAATTTACAGAATATTTCCAGAGAAAGACACATTCATATATACAGAGCAACTAACAAGTAATGCTGGTAAAGATGAAATAATAGAAATCGCAGGGTACCCTGGAACCTTAGATGGTACAGGACAAGCAAGTCGAATATTAACTAAATTCTCTAGTGAAGAAATAGACGATATAATACTAAATAAAGTCACACCAGCAGCTCTAAACTCTATGAGCTCTAGTATCAAACTATACCTTGCTAGCGCAACAGAACTACCCGTAGAATACACCTTATACGCATACCCAATACACACTAACGGCTCATCAGATTGGGATAACGGTACCGGGAAATTCGGTGATATACCTATAAATTTATCAGGAGCAAATTGGACTTATAGAAAAGCTAATTTACAAGCATCTTGGAATACATCAAACTTTACTCAATATACGACAGCATCTTTCATTGAAGGAAAAGAAGGAGGAGGTAACTGGTATACAGCATCTAACGGAGAGTCAATGGAATTTTTCCAATCTCACAGTATGTCATCAACACATGATATGGATATAAACGTTACACCTGCTATTAAACAGATGTACAGTTCTGATTTAGAAAACAAAGGATTTATAATTAAGCTTCAAAAAGAATACGAACACAGTGTAGATTCAGCTATAAAACTTAAATACTTCGGTAAAGATACTAATACAATTTACCCACCCGTATTAGAATTCGGTTGGGATGATAGGGTGTTTGACCAGGGTACGTTACCTTTATTAGATACCGATATGTCTGTAATTGACGTAAAAAACAACAGAGGTGAATACGCAGATGTAGGAAAACAGAGATTTAGAATTACAGCTAAGCCTCAATATCCAACTAGAACTTTTACAACATCATCTGTATACCTTAACAACTACGTACTACCTTCAGCATCGTACTGGGGATTGAGAGATGAAAACACAGAAGAAATGGTAATTGATTTTAGCACAGATTTTACTAAGATTAGTTGTGATCCTGAAGGATCCTTCTTCGACATTTACATGGATGGGTTGCAACCTGAGAGATTTTATCGTATATTAGTAAAGACAGAGATTAAAGGCAGTGACGTTGTGGTAGATAATCGTAATATCTTTAAAATTGTACGAAATGGCTAAGGAGAGAGTAAGAATAGAAAAGCAGTCATATAAAAGAAGACAAATACGTACTTCTTTAGATACAGAGTTTAACACGTTTAAAGAAGAAGTAGAAGAAGTAGACTTAGATACAGTAGAGGAATTTTTTAGACTTTACGATAAACTATTCTTCTCTATCCCTGTAGATGGTGAAAATAACTCTCATACATACATATTGGAAAAAAGTTCGGAATTAACAGATTTTGATAAAAATACCGATGATATACAGCCACTACTTGACGAAATAACACAGCTTAGGGAACAACTTTTAGATGCTAATCAACAAATTTTTGATTTGCAAAATCAATTATAATATATGGTAGAGATAAAATATAATATATTCGAAATAGATTCAAACAATCTACTAAGATTAGATGTTGTCTCTGACGAAAACTTAAAAAGCTACTTAGAAGAAGTTACAGTACCGGGTACTTTTATACCAAATGAGGATTTTATTGAACTGTCTTACTATACGTTAGACAATACACAGCTCCTATCTGTAAACAACTATACTAGGTACTCGGTATTATCAGGTGACTCTAAAACATCAGTTCAGGGTAACTCAGAAATAGCAATAGACCCTTTAGAAGATTATAAAATATACTACAACGATAGTTCAGAAGTTAAAGCCCTCTACCATTTTTTAAGAAATCCCTTTAGAGTACAGGATACAGATTCAACATTCTCTATAGAAAGCATTTCCCCCGATAGGACAGAGCTAAGACTTATCCCTATAAGTTTAGGAGCTACAACAGTAAACCAACTAACTAGTAAATTAGAAGATAGGTTAGAAAGCTCTACCTATAATTTAGACATACATCTATACAGTAATGATGACATATTTTACCCAATTGTAAATGTAGGGTATAGGGACTTTAGAGGTACAACAGCAGTAGTTGTTAAATTAGCGGATCCTATCCCACAATCAGTTAAGGTATATAGTGTGTTTTCTATCGTAGAGAAAATATCTAATTCATTAGCTTTTGAAATTAACACAACTCTAACAGAAGAGACTCCACCAGTACCGACCCTTAGAGGTGCGAACTTTAATATAGGAGTAGGTGAGCAGACAAATGAAGCATCAGAATACTTTAACTACAACGAGTTATTTAGTTTTCCTACAAATAATAGCAATAGGGAATTAAACTCTCTATTCAATGAAAAAGGAGCAGAACTTGGATTAGACTATTCGGAATTCAATAATTTTATCAAT